CACAAGGTCAATGCACCGAAAACTTAATTTTTACAAACCCATCAGTTCAATCAATAAACGTTGGTCCAAATATTAACGTAATCAACAACTTCAGAGAAATCATAATGAATAAAGTTGGTGATGATTACAGTGCAAACATTTACGAGACACAATATGACAGAGATGCACAACATCAAGTAAATACTCAAGAGGGTAGTTTTACTTTTGAATCATTTCATGGTTTTGATTCGATAACACCACAAGAATTACTGTATACAGATCCTTCTTATGCATTTGCAGCACCCATAAGTCGAAACGGTGCTACGTTTTGGTGGTCACCATCAGGCACTAACTCTACTTTTATGGTGACTGTTGCTGTCTATTCTTTTGATGGCTCTCAAATGCTTGGTTATGTTGCATGCTCAACTGGTGATAATGGTATGATTACAATTCCCGGACAATATTTGTCCAGATATCCATCAAGTTCACTTGTTGCTGTTCATCTTGCGAGACATAAAATTCAAAATGTTTTGTGGGAGAGCAGGAATACGTTTGTTGAAACTCACATGGAGCATGAAGTTATTGGCACTGGATATATACAATAAAACATGTAAATCATAGGGGATTATTGATGAGGAACATCAAAAGAGCAGTGAGAAGATCGAGAAACTCATCTGAATTCTACTTATTAAGTAGGAGGAAAAAAGACATGAAAAAAGATCAAAAAGAACCTTGTCCAGTGTGTGAATGTTCACCCTGTGATTGTCACTGGGGAGACCAGTGAACATAAGCCCTCGACTTCGCTGTGAAGTCGGGGATCTAGTTGTCGTAGTTGTAGGCCCTGATATATTAATGATCAATCGCTTTTTAAATAAAATATGCATTGTCATTAAGGTTTACCCACCAGATTACTTCGACGATGAGCAATTAATAACAGGTTTTCATTACAGAATATCAGATATCAGCGGAGCAGAGATTGATGTATGGTGTACTGAGGTAAGAAAAATATAATGTCAGAAAGATTATACAATTCATATAGGCACTTAATGTCTGAACATCTAACTGTTTTTGAATGCCCAAAGGGTTGGGAACCTATACTAGAATGCTTCTTAGAATTTGTGGAGCAAGATTGTATTATATCTGCTTCCGAAACAAAAATAATTGAAGTAAAGAGAATAAACAATACTCTTGTGATATATGTTGAGCATGCCCCTGATTATATCTGGCATCGAACATATTTTTGTGGAGCATTGACAGAGAAGTATTGCCCTATGACTGGGGCACCAATAACAACTTTCAAAAACACGGAGGAAACATGGAAAGTTTAGAGATGATTATGGACGGATATTACTCCGCCCTTTACTGGCGAGCGTTCTTTTATGGAATGCTTATACCGTCATTGGTGTATATGGTATTTACATATTTCACGCATAGGATGATAAGAAGACATTTTGCGAGATTTGAAACACAAATCAGGGATGCCTACAATGAATTATTAATTAAAGATCTTGAAAGCCAAGCAGAATTTCTTAAAGAGATGAATGATGCCATGAGGGAAGAGAGAGAGGAAAATGGCATATAGGGCTTATGAAAAAGGAGATCTGGTAATACATAGGGCAGACTATCACCTACCTGGTTTTGGAATAGGTGTTGTGTTATCATATAACCGTTGGCATGGTCTTTACGAGGTCTGGTGGCCACAAAAAGAATGTATCAAACACCATGCCTATGACATCTTGACAAAATTGGAGGAAAAGTGAATCAACCATCGTATGTGGGTTTTGATGAGAAAAGTTATGCTTGGAAAGCGGACATTGATTATCGGGACAACCCACACCTTTATCGTGTTGGTCGAGGGCAACAAGGGGTGTTAACTTGCGAACCCTACAAAAGCGAGATAGTTCAGCATTGGCGATTTAAGACTCCAGAATTAGCGCAGCGCTCGAGCCAAAAAATTCTTGCTTTATTCTATAAATACCTAGAAAACGACGATTTCGTGGGGGCCGACATGGCCAAAAAGTTTCTTCACATGGGATACACACGATCCAGACGGTATGCTAACCACAGATCAGGAAAGAAATGGACAAAAGAATCTGGCAACTGGGAGGTTTTACCACAAGAGCCGGATGCGATGACCTGCGCCAAAGCCGAGTCTGCCGAGATATTTAAGGTTGCGTGGAAAGAAGCAAGAGAAAATATTACATACTTGAGACTTAAAAAGCGGCATAAGAAAATTCATGAGTCTAGTTAAAAGACTCAAAGTAAAATTTGCAATAATAAGGAGTCGCTTATGATCGAGTTTAATCTTATATTATTTCTGGCTATGGCAGCGAGTGCTACGTGGTTCTATAGATATTACGGTAACAAGTAACTAATTAGTATGAATCATGGAGGATTTATGAATGGAGGCTATAATTGAGGGCTTGGCCCAATACGGTCCGCTTGGTTTATGGACGGCATCACTGCTGTGGATGAACTGGCAACAGCGCAAAGATGCGGAAGCAGATGAGCAACGTGCTGCTGAAACGCTTCGCTACCATCAAGATAAAATCGTTGAAAAACTAAACGATCAAGAGATACTACTCGAAAAGGCACTGGACAAACTAGATGCGGGTCTTGGTGCAATGAGAGAAAAGTACGCCGAAGACAGAATGCTTCGCATGAAAAACCAGTAAATAAAACAAAAAACACGCTCACGCTCCTTGACAAATGTTGGGGGGCGTGTTATGTTATTTATATGTTCAAAACAACAGGAGGAGAACATGTTAGATAACGTTCAAATAGCAACAATGGAAGCTGCTTTGGAGGACTTGTTTGAAATTGCAAGAGACTCTGGAGTAAACATTTTGCATAATTATAAGTGGCGAGAGATCCTGCAAATTCGATCCCTTAATCAAATTGGCGTAAAAGCTGAGGCTGTGCCGGGAGTTGAAGGAGCGGATTTCACAACTCCAAAGTATCCTATAGGAGAACTTAAGTCTGCTAGGATTCTAAAAACAAAAGAGGGATTTTTAAGCAAAGGAATTACGTTTGAGTTTGATAAGCAAAAAGATCCGCTTCGTAGAAAACAAACTCTTAAAAACGATTGTCACTTTTACTCTTACTTTGATGGCACCCAAGAGGTTGCTCAAGTTATGGTTCGAGACAAACGAACAAAAGAAAAGTTCAGTTTATTGGCTGAACAAAAACAAAAAGCTTTTGTTACAAAGTGGCAGAAAAAAGAAGCCGAGGGTAAAAGAGTAAGAGATACAATAAAGTTTACTTATCATGACTTTATTAAGATGCCACACGCAGAGTTCTATGCTCAAGGCAAAAGAATCAGTAAACAAGAATTTATGAAATTGTTTGGCGATTGACTTGACAAAAATCAATAACGTGATACATTAAGTTCATGGAGGACAAATGAATTATCAACTTGGTTATGCGTGCATCAATATGGAACTATCTGGTCTAAAGCCAAAGGTTTCAACCAACCGTACAATGCGCAAGAAAACTTTTCAAGAGAAAGGCATCAGTTATGCATCGGAACTAATTACCCAGAACGTAAAGGACTTAAAGACAATCCTTGAGTGGAATGTTGCTAACAACATCACATTCTTCCGGATGTCATCCGAGATATTCCCTTGGGCATCTGAGTATGCCCTTGAGGATCTTCCTGAGTTTGATCTGATCGAGGAGACTCTTTTTAATTGTGGTTTGTACGCAGAAGAACATGGCATTCGCCTAACAATGCACCCTGGGCCATTCAACAAACTTTGTTCTCCTAACGAGCAGGTTGTTCTCAATACCATTCGCGATCTTGAGATTCATGGTCGTCTTATGGACTTGTTGTGTCAACCACGTACACCGCAAGCTAAACTAAACATTCATGTAGGAGGAGCATACAATGATAAACCTATGGCCCTTGGCAATTTTTGCCGGAACTTCGGTCGATTATCAGAGTCTGTACGGTCTCGACTGACTGTAGAGAATGACGATAAAGAAAGCCTATACTCAACCAAAGAGTTGTATGATGGTATATTCAAAGAATTAGGCATCCCCATCGTGCATGACTATCACCATCACACTATGTGTACCGGTGGTCTGTCACAACAGGATGCCGTTGAGTTGGCTCTTCAAACTTGGGGCGATGTCGTCCCTGTCGTTCACTACAGTCAGTCTCGTGCTGTCGAACACAACGATCCCAAGATCAAGCCCCAAGCACACAGTGACTCTTACTGGGAACCAATTGATACCTTTGGTCACCGTATGGACATTATGCTTGAGTGCAAGCACAAGGAGATTGGTTTGTTCAAGATGCGAGAACTTATGCAACAAAATTAAAAAAAACTTACACACGCCCTTGACAGATGTTGAGTGGCGTGTTATATTATACTTGTAGTTAAACTACAAAATTAATTAATCATTTGAAAGTATGAAGATGGTTAATGCTCATAAAATACAAGGAGAAAAAAATGAGTAAAAATGTTACATTAAAACACTTTGTTGAAGATATTCTTCCAACAATTTACGTTGACAGAAGTTTTCAACGTAAAGCATGTTGGTCTGATGATTCTTGTAGAAGCTTTATCGTTTCTGCCAACAAAAACCATGCGCCTTACCCAATTGTGGTCTCAGACGTAAAATCAGGGATTAAAAAAAGCCAGCAAGTTCACGATAAAAATAGCGAAGAACAATATACAAAAGCTAGTTTGCAAAACTTCAATTACATTTCGCTAGATGGTCAAAATAGAGCCGTTGCTTTAAAAAGGCTACTCAATAATCAAATAACATTATCAGGTGATTTTATTGATGCTGATGGAAAACAAGTTAGAGTTTCAAATAAATTTTATCGTGATTTACCTGATAGGCTAAGGGATGCCCTTAGAGATATAAGAATTGAACTTAATAGTATTGATGGAGTTTTGTATAGTGAGTTACACGAGGTTTTCATAAATATCAATTCAGGAGAAGCACTTTCAAGACAAGAGAAGAGAAATGCATTTTCAACACCAATTTCCTCCTTTATAAGAGAAACGTCTGAAGATACACTATTTTCTTCAATGTATTTGAGGATTAGTGGTCAAGATGAGAGAAAAGTTCTTAGATCGATGGATGCCGAGTGGTTGCTAAAAGCATATCTTGCATGCTTACCAGAAACAAAAAGCAATAATTACTTCAAAGGATTTGGTAAACCTGACATAATGGACGAGTTTTATTTACTTGGAACACCCAATAGGTGTGGTAATTATACCCCAGAACAATACTCTGAGTCTCATAAAAACAGGTTTATGAAAATATTGACCCTAATTGATCAAATCACCTCTGAAGTGTCAATTATTCCTGCCAAAATGTGGTGGCTGAGTTTATATGTCGCTGAATATTTAATTGACAACAATATCTTTGTTTCTGATTACGGTAAACTTTACAAAGTGATGAAAAACATTGATAAAACTTTGCAAGATAATTCTAGAAAAACACACTCAAGTGACATTGAAAAGTGGGAAAAACAAGGTAAACAAATCTCACAAGAACCAAGCAAGACAGATTATTATTTCTGGTGGACATCACAACCTGGTGATATGAAAAGAGTTCAAAAAAGAAAAAAAGCTTTCTTTAAAAAACTTATTAGAAATAAAAAATTCTTAGAACTAAACAAACAGCAATTACAATTGCAATTGTAAAAAACTTACGCACGGCCCTTGACAAATGTCTTGGGTCGTGTTACTTTATATCACGGAGGAAAACTATGGAAAAAATTAATTTTGTTGGACTACATGCTCATTCTGGTGTTGGGTCACCATTTGACGGATTTGGTTATCCGCAAGAGCATATGGACTTTGCTTATGAGAATGGCTCTGAAGCGTTGGCATTGACCGACCACGGGAACATGAACGGCTTTGCCTATCAGGTTCTTCACGCCAAGCGTATGAAGAAGCAAGGCAAGAACTTCAAGCCCATCTTTGGTGTTGAAGCATACTTCATCGAGTCTCTTGATGATTGGAAAGTCAAGTTGGAGGAATACAAAGCCGACAAGGTTAAGTCAAAGCAGATTGATAACGCACGTTCTGGAACTACGGTTGAAAACGAAGCAGAGTCAAAGTCTGCGACCAAACACGACATCAATCGCAAGAGACACCTTGTGCTTGTGGCAATGAACCAGACTGGCTTGAACAACATCTTTAAGTTGGTGTCTACGTCTTATTCGGGTGATTACTTCTATCGTAAGCCACGTATTGACTTTGAACTTCTCAAAGAACACAACGAAGGCATCATCGCCATGTCTGCGTGTCTTGGTGGTGTGTATGCTGGTTGTTACTGGCAGAATAGAGAGCAGGGTGAAGAAGCCGTACTTCAATGTATGCGTGAGATGACCACCAAGATGATGGACATCTTTGGTGACCGTTGGTACGGTGAACTGCAATGGAACGGTATCGCAGAGCAACACGAACTAAACCAATACATTATCAAAATGCACGAGGAGTTCGGTATTCGACTCGTATCCACCTGTGACTCTCACTATCCTAACCCAACTGCTTGGCAAGACCGTGAACTTTATAAGCGGATTGGCTGGCTTGGGAAAGGTGCGCCCGAGTGGCTTGACAACAACATCCCCGACCACATTGACGAAATGGAATACGAACTGTATCCAAAGAACGGTGAACAAATGTGGGAGGACTACTTAAAATATTCTAAACAATGTGGAGTTGAATATAATGATGACCTTATACTACAATCTTTTGAAGAGACACATAGGATTGCTTTTGACAGAATTGAAGACTTTATCCCAGACAATACTGTCCGCTTACCTGACTTTGTCGTGCCTGCTGGCCACACCGCTGATAATTATCTATCACAGTTGGCTTTCGAGGGTCTTCTCAGAATCCTTGAACGAAGAGGAACTAAAGATGCTGAGGGAGTGCTTGAACTTTACAATGACCGCCTCAGTCATGAACTTTCTGTTATTTCTGACCGTGGTTTTAGTCGCTACTTTCTTACTATGAAAGCAATCGTTGACAAGACTGACGAGGTACAACTCGCTGGTCCCGGTCGTGGTTCTGCTGCTGGTTCTCTTGTGGCTTATGCACTTGGCATTACACAGGTTGATCCTATCAAATACGGACTGCTGTTCTCTCGTTTCCTACGAGCGGATGCAACTGACTATCCTGATATTGATTTTGACGTGTCTGACCCGATGATACTCAAAGAAAAGTTAATTGAGGAGTGGGGTTCGAATACTGTTGTGCCTATCTCTAACTTCAATACGCTACAACTACGTTCTCTTATAAAGGACATATCTAAGTTCTACGACATCCCTTTTACTGAGGTAAACAAAGTGACTGCTGTGATGATGCGTGAAGCGACAGGCCCTGCTAAGAAGCGCAGAGGCATGAAAGCAGGTATGTACACTCCCAACTTTGAAGAGGTATGTGAGTTTTCACCTACGCTTCAAGCATTCTTCCGTCAGTATCCTCGTGTCAAATCTCACGTTGAGGGCTTGATGGGTCAGATCCGCTCAACCTCTCGTCATGCTGGTGGTGTGGTTATTGGTGAGCAACTAGACCAGTTCATGCCATTGATTGCATCTAAGGGTGTCCGACAGACTCCTTGGTCCGAGGGGCAGAACGTCCGTCAATTAGAGCCAATGGGCTTCATTAAGTTTGATATTCTTGGCCTTGCAACACTGAGAATGATGGAAGAGTGTATCCGTAGAATACTTCAACGTCATCACGGCGTTGAGAACCCTACCTTCGCAGATATCAAGGAGTACTACGATACTACCCTGCACCCGGACGTAGTAGACCTACACGACCAAGAAGTCTATAAGAATATCTTTCATGATGGAAAGTGGATTGGGATCTTTCAGTTTGCTGAGAAAGGTGCGCAGAAGTTTGCGACCAAGGTTCAACCTAAGTCTATTGTTGATATTTCTGCTATCACATCTATCTTTCGTCCCGGCCCTTTATCGGCTGGTGTTCATAACGATTATGTCGAGGCTGTACGTGATCCGCTATCAATCCGTTACGAGAATGAAATCATGGAAGAATTTACGAGTGAAACTCACGGTTTCCTCATCTTCCAAGAGCAGATTGCTTTGTTGGCTCACCATCTAGGTAAAGACTTGGATCTTGATGATGCTAACCTGCTACGGAAACTTCTCACAAAGAAAGGTCTTGATCCTGCAAAGGAAGCAAAAAAGGAAGAGATATACAGCAAGTTTGTTGCTGGTTGTGTTGAGAAAGGCATGACCGAAGATATGGCAGATGAACTGTGGCAGAAGTTTGAATACTTCTCTGGTTACGGCTTTAACAAGTCTCACGCCGTGTCTTACTCGCTTGTGTCTTATCAGTGCGCTTGGCTTGCAACCTATTACAATGCTGAATGGTGCTGTGCTTTCTTGGACAAGGAACCGGAGACAAGAAAAGAAAAAGCAATCAACCTCGTGAAAGCACAAGGATATAACGTGAAGCCATTGAACATTAACACTTCAGGTCGTAATTGGGATATACTTGATAACTCTACTCTTGTTGCTCCCCTTACAACAATCAAAGGCCTAGGTGATGCAGCCATAGATGAGATCTTAGAGAAGCGTCCTTTCACCTCAGTAGAGGACTTATTGTTCGACAAGGGTGTAGTGGCTCGGAAACTAAACAAGAAGTCTCTGGACGCTTTATGTCGCTCTAACGCAATGACTGATTTGATTGATGAACGCTTCAGTGGGTCCAAGCACTTCTGGTCTGCTGTCGTGGTTGATAAGCCAAAGACCAAAAAGAAACTTAATGAAAACATTGAGAAGTATTTACCCGAAGGAGACTTTACTAAGAACGAGTTTATCGAACACATTCAAACCCTGACTGGTATCTATCCACTAAACTTGGTGGTTCCAGAACAACTTCGTCAGCGATTTGAAAAGAAAGGCTTGCCACCAATCAGTGAATATGTCGAGAGCGGTGAAGAGTTCTGTTGGTGTATTCCGATAAACGTCAATTCAAAAAAGACTAAGAATAAAAAATGGTATCACATCGTTACTGTAATCGACTCTAACTCTGTCACAACGCAGATTAGATGCTGGAACATTGGTAATGATTACACTGATCAACCAGATATCAATGTGCCATACTTCTTGAAGCCAAAGTATGATGAGAACTGGGGTTTCTCAACTAACGGTCGTATTGATGAAAGTTGGGCAAGGTTAGCATAAAAGTAACAAAAAGCCCTTGACAGATTGCCAAGGGTGTGTTACATTATAAACATGGAGGTTCAATGGAACATTTAATGAATTGCCACGGTGAATGGAATGCCCTCATCGCCTTGGTATCATCACTGCCGTTAATCGGTGTTTGGGCAAAATCTAAACTTGGAGGAAACAATGACGAGATTTGAGAGAGGGCTACAAAACGTAGTCGCAATGCATCAGCAAGTAGAAGAAGAGAAAAGCAAAGAGCAGCACATGGCTGATTATATTGCATCGATGAAAGCACTTGAGGAGGCTATGGAGCCTTACAAAGAGCAAAAGCGAGAACTTAAAGCCAACTACGTTGAGAATGGCTGGCTCACAAAGGATGACATCAGCCTGACAGTTAAGGCTTACCGTCTCTTAAAAGATGACGTTGATCTTGACCAACTGATTGACATTTATGAATCACTAAGAAAAAAGGAGCAGTAATGAGATTTATTACAATACAAAATCAACAAGGTGAAAAACTTGCCATTAATACCGACAGTATTGGACACGTAGAGTTCTGGTCAGATCCTACTCATAACTGTGTTGTGATTTATTCTAATGGCAAAGCAATCACCACAAAATTTACATCAATCGAAGCAGCAGTTGATTACATTCAACGTGCAGCATCAATTAGCATGGGGGTGTCATAATGGACGTAACTAATGAAAACGCAGAGGACACACCACTTCTTACAAAAGGTGACCTTGCAGTAGCAGCATTTGCTTTATCTGAAACATTTAATGCTTATCTTGCAGATTATCAAGCAGAAGAATATGGTGAGATGTCTAAGGAACAATACGAGTCATCCCTAAACCACATACGCACAGCGTTTGTTAAGTTTGATACTTTACTAAAAGCAATGTCAGTGGAGGAAACAGATGATTCTGAGGTATGAAAAAGTTCGTCTTGGTGTAAAAGAACCAGTTCGCTCTAATCCATCGGATGCAGGTCTTGATGTTTTTTACTGCCCATCACCAGAAAATGGCCCCTTGATGATTCAACCGGGACAATCAGTCGTGCTTCAGACAGGATTAAGATTTGAAGTTCCTCATGGTTTTATGCTTGAGGTAAAAAACAGATCTTCAATGGCATCAAAAAAACATTTGCTCGTTGGAGCGTGTGTGATTGATCCTGGTTATAGTGGAGAGGTTTTTATAAATCTGCACAATGTTGGTACACAACCTCAGTTAATCAGCACTGGTGATAAGATAGCACAACTAGTATTGATACCTGTTTACCATTTTGAATGTCAGGAAGCACCAGCAGATACTATTTACAATCGACCGGTGTGTATCTCCAGCAGGGGTGAAGGCGGTTTTGGTTCTACTGGCTCGTAATGTCCGAATACAAAAAGAAGTTCACATTCTATGGCAAGGAAGAGTACCATGCTCAGTTTAAGTTGAGAATGGAGTATCACTCTATGTCTCAATCTGAGTTCTTCCGTGCCTGTGTGGAAGCAGTAATTGATCGAGAAGATATTATCGAAGACTTTATAGAAGAGTATAAAGAAAAGAAAGGCACTGCCAAGCAAAAGAAAGCAAGATCAAGAGTTCGCTCCGAAAGAAAACAAGGTGAAGAGTTGATCAACAAACTTGGCTTGGGAGATGATGAGATAGACAATATCTTCGACATTATAGCAAAAGAACACCCAGAACTATGAAAGAGGGTCTTTTTTCTTTTTTAAGATCTATTTATGTCAGTAACGCATAATATAAGGAGAATTACTGTTATGTCTAAGAAATTATTATCAGAAGCACAAATCCGTCGCTTTCAATCACTTGCAAACCTTCCTGCCTTAAATGAAAAGTATCATGCTAAGGTTGATGATATGGAAGAAGGGCGATACGGAATGGAAGAAGATGGCCACATGGAAGAAATGGCACATCCTAAGAAAGATGAAGAGATGAAAGAAATGGCTCACCCTAAGAAAGACGAAAAAGTCTTAGATGAAGGAGAGCACGAAGAAGAAGAAATGGACATGGACCCAATGGAACCAAAAATGGATGCATCTGGTGGCGATCTTGATCTCACCGAAGAAGAAGCACGAGTAATCATTGAACTTGGCAAGAAACTTGAGGGTATTATGGGTGCTGATGCTGAAATGGATGACATGGAAGCCGATGCTGCTAAAATGGGCGCTGAGGATGCAATGGATATGCCTGACTTAGGTGAGGAACTCATGGAAGCCCTTGCGGAAGTTGAAGTTCAACCAAGCCGAAAAGAAGTTGTTGAGGAAGTTGCACGTCGAGTTGCACGTCGCCTCAATGAAGCCAAAAGAGCACAACGAAGACTTAACCGCGCTCTTGGAAACAAGTGATTATCACTTGACACCCCTTAAATATGTGTTATAATATGGGAGAGGAGCAATCCTCTCCTTTTTTATTTTTATAAAATTGTCAAACCCAGGGAGTTATAATGACAAAAGTAACAAAGAAAACAAAGAAGACTAAGAAAGACAAGGAGAAAGAAGTAGTAGAGGAAGTAGAAGAGACAGGTGAGGAGCAAGTAGAAGCGGAAGATCTGCTGTCGCTGTTGACCGGAGGTATGGAGGAAAACCCTGAAGCAAGGTCAATCTACTTTAGTGGTGATCTTAACGAAGAAAGAGCAGCAGAGATTATTACTGCCTTGCTGGTCTTGTCAAGGCAAAAAAATAAAGATGATGAGATTGATCCCATCAAACTTTACATATCAACTTATGGCGGAGCAGCAGATGAGATGTTCGCTATTTATGATGTTATGAACCACATCAAAAAGCAAGGCGTAATTATTGAAACAATTGGTCTTGGTAAGGTAATGTCAGCAGGAACCCTAATGTTGGCTGCCGGTTCAGAAGGGCATCGTAAAGTTGGGGCACATACTCGAATTATGATTCACTCAGTTGCTGGAGGTTCAATGGGCGAACTTCATTCAATCAAAAACGAACTTGAGCAAATGAATGTTTTGCAAGAAGAATATATTCAAGCAATGGCAAATGAAACTGAAATGAGCAAAAAGCAAATACAGAATCTAATTAATAGAAAGATTAACGTGTATTTAAGTGCCGATGAGGCCATTGAAAAAGGCTTGGCTGACGAGGTTTATTAATGGATAAGATTTTTTACAATGAGGGTTCTGCTGCAAAACTTGGGTGGACTCCTGACTGGTTTGGTTGTGATGACTTTGATGAGGATCTCATCAATGCTATTATAAAGTTCCAGAAAGAACACAATCTCACAGCAGATGGTCTTATGGGGCCTACCACATATCGTAGAGTCTACAATGACAGAGTTGCAAATCTCGAGGATTATCAACCAAAATCTATGAAAAATAATAGAGAGTCTTTCATTGTATATAACTCAGACTATTTACCTATTGAATGGCCGAGAGTCAGACTCTTCTTCGAGGGTGATGGTTACAAGTTAACTAAAGGCTTCAAGAAGATGACACAAAAACGAGACCCAAAGTTCTTCGTGTGTCACTGGGACGTTTGCCTCTCTTCTGAGACCTGCTTTAGGGTGCTCAAGAAGAGGGGTATTTCGGTCCACTTTGCTATTGATAATGATGGAACAATCTATCAATTCATGGATATGAATGATGTTGCTTATCATGCTGGTTCCCGTAAGTGGAACGATGCTTCGGTTGGTGTTGAGATCACCAATGCTTTCTATCCAAAGTATCAAGATTGGTACAAGAGAAAAGGTTTTGGCGAAAGACCTGTGATTAAAGATGCTATGGTTCATGGCAAAAAACTTGAGACCCATCTGGGTTTCTACCCAGTTCAATTACAAGCACTCCAAGCACTTATGAAAGCCGTTCATAAAGCCACAGGAATGCCCCTCAAGGCACCTTTAGATAGAAAGGGTAACACTAGCACTAAGGTAAGCAAACCGGTCGCTGACGGTCGTTTTGAAGGCTTTGTGAGTCACTATCATTTGACCAATCGTAAGATTGATTGCGCTGGTTTAGACATCAAAAAATTGTTGGAGGAAATTAAATGAAAGATACATTCCGAATGCTAATTGAACAGGCTTTGAATGAGGAAGAGAAAGGTGGTGTAGAGAAGAAAGTCGCTGCTCCAAAAAGCGTTGACAACTTGGGCCTTGACCTTGCAGAGATTGCGGACATTATTGTAACCGGAACGGAGACAGATAAAATTCTTAAGTCGTCTGATGCAGCACTAAATACCTTGATAGGCAATGCCGGCATAAACATCGATCTTTCATCCGCACAGTCTTTGGTGGACTCATTTAGTTTCTTTAACTTCAAGTCTCAAGAGGTTCTGAATGAGAGATGCTCTAGCCTTGGTGGATTGATGTCTAAGATTGCATTGTCTGCTGGTCTGATTTCTATTCTTGATCAGTTTAATGCTATTTCGGCTGGTTTTGTAAACGAGGCATTTCTTGCAAAATTAATGGGAGGACAATCCGTACCAGTTGGTCAAGGAGGTATCGAAGACATTGGCATTGGGAATGTGGGAATCTCTCTAAAGGTTAGAAAAACTTCTAAACTTGGTGGTTCATTTGGTAACTTGCTGGAGACCCTATCAATACCATATACAATAAATAAACAAGTCAAAAGAATTAGGCCCAAGACAGAAGTTTACGAAAAGGATGGTAGAAGATATGTTAGGCCGCCTGACGATCCAGTTAATCCTGGTGGGTTATACTACCTAACGTTCATCAAGCAAACAGATGGCCTGACCGTCGCTGCTTACAAGATCACACGAGAGGATATTATTGGCTCCGCAACACCCACAATGGTCAAAATCGGTGCAGAGGAATTTCCCGTTTACAACATCGAGGACCTGAACAATGTTTTAGACACTGACACTCCTGATGTTGCCGAGAAAGCATCATATAAGATGGAGTCTCCTCTTACACCCGAAAGTTTAAACGAAGTCTTGCGTCAAGAAATGTCAGAGGTATTTGAATCTCTCGCTATTCTTGATGCTTGGTATGGACAGATGAAAGAAAAGATCGTTGGATACATATCAACTTTGGAGAGAGATAATTTTGATGAGTTACAGAACCACCTCGATGTTGGCTCTGACTTCACTTTCAAAGCATTTAGCACAAAGTCATGTGCCGAGCCTATGATGGAACAAAAAGAAAAAAAATCACACTTTTCCCTTGACAAACTTATAAAAGAGGTTATAATAGGTATAGATAAATAACCTTTGGAGGAAAAGTGAAACATTATAAGAACGGTCAACCCCTTAATGCGAAAATCATTGAGGGTGTTGATCTTTTAGCAGATAACGTTGCTACTACCCTAGGCCCCCGTGGGCGTAACGTGGCATTATATCACAAGGGGCAAGACGTTCCTGTGATTACGAAAGATGGGGTTACTGTTGCAAAGTTCGTATCGTTTGAAGATCCGTTTATGAACCTTGGCGCCCAAGTAATCAAGCAGGCAGCAGAACAATCAGTTAGCGTTGCTGGTGACGGAACAACCACTGCCACTGTTCTTGCTCGAAGCATCCTTAAAACCGCCCAGCAATACCTCGTATCTGGTGTTTCTCCTGTGGAAATGAAGAGGGGTATGGACAAGGCGGTTGAAGCAGTTTGCGAACGTCTAACGGAAATGTCGAGGCCCATACAGACCGTTGATGATATACGACATATCGCTACAATCTCTGCAAATAATGACGAAGCGATTGGCACACTGATTGCAACGGCAGTTGATAAAGCAGGCAAGGATGGTTCTGTTCTCGTGGAAGAAGCACGAAGCATGGAAACCTCTCTTGACTTGATTGAGGGCTTTAGATTTGATTCTGGGTACGTCTCTAACAAGTTTATTAACAATGAAAGAACTGGCACTGTTGAGTATGACAACCCTTTGATCCTTGTGACAGATGAAAAGATTGAACACATCGAACAGATTATGCCAACACTTGAACTTGCTGCAAGAGATAACAGGCCACTGCTTATTATCTCTAATGACTTTGAGGGTCAAGCACTGGCTGCTTTGATTGCTAATGCGGTTCGTGGAACAATGAAGATCTGTGCGGTCAAGGCTCCAAAGTATGGAGAAGAAAGAAGAAACATCATGAGAGACCTGTGTGCAACCATCGGTGCAACATTTATCACTAGAGAGGACGGCTTGATCTTATCAGAAGTGACACTACCACAATTTGGTGGCTGTAAAAACATTAGAGTCTTGAAAGGCTGGACAACAATTGTAGGAGGAAAAGGAAATGGTGAGGACATCGATACGCGGATTGATGCGATTAAGAACGAGATACAACAGACTGACAACTTATCTGAGTGCGAACGACTTCAGGAACGTATTACACGACTTGCGTCGGGAGTGGCAGTCATCAAAGTGGGAGCAGCGACCGAGATCGAAATGATTGAGAAGAAGCATCGCATTGATGATGCTCTAGAGGCCGTCAGGGCTGCTAGGGACCTAGGTACCCTCCCGGGTGGGGGCGTGGCCCTGCTACGTGCGACAACAGACCTTTTCGTTGAAACTGACAACGAAGAGCAATCAATCGGAGCACAAGTCATTCTGCAAGCGTGTCAAGCACCCATCAGACAAATGGCAAAGAATGCAGGCGAGTCTGCTGACATTATCGTCTCAAAGATCAAAGAAGAGACAGGTGATAACGGTTACGACTTTCTTAGGAGACAAATAACAAATATGTATGAAACAGGTATCATCGATCCTTGTAAAGTTACAACCTCGGCTTTGAAGAATGCCACATCCGCAGCAGGAACTTTGCTGACAACTTCACATGCGATTGTTTCTGATTGATACTAATTAGTGTGGAGGGTTCTATCGTGGACGAAAAAGAGATTCAAGAACTGAAAGATGCTATTGTTCGTTTGACAATGACAATCGAAAGAATGGCAGACAAGCAAGATGAAATGCTTGATGACGTTAAGAAGATTAAAGAAGCGATTTATAATCCCGACCAAGGGCTTTATGCTCGTGTCCGAGACCTTGAGCAATGGCAAGCCAGCGTATCCAGAGTGATCTGGACCGTCGGCCTTGCTGTTACTGGTCTGATTATAAACTCTATTTATTTGGGAATTTTCCAATAAATACTTGACAGACAATTACTAATCGGTTATATTATATGTATAACTGGAGGAAAAATGAGAGTTAGAATTTCTTATGGTGTGGAACTTGATGAAGTACCAGCCGAGTTAAGAGACTTAACAATTAGATCAATCGTAAAACTAAAAGAGTCAATCAAAATTTTAGAAAAAAATATTGAAACAATGACTGAGAGTAGTGACGATTCTGGTTGTTTAAACCTAGTTAACTCTAAGATCGATAGTGCAAGACAAGGATTAGCAAACTCTGACGCAATCCTTGCTGATGTGCAGTCGATCCTAGGTGGACTAGCAGATTATTATGCAGGAGAAGAAGATGTACGAGAGGGGAGACTTAGTATGGATACCACAAGGAACGGTGCTGCATCGGAAGTTCACGGAGAATGATAATCTTTTCTCTCCAATCAGTGTGACGGCCAAACCGCAAATAGGTGTGTTTGTTGAAAACCATTCTCGCGGTTTTAGCAAGGTTATGATTGACTCAAAGGTTTGGGAGATAGAAAGCAAAGAGATAAAATACTTTACAGATAACAAACAAGAGGTGTGCTATGGTTGATTTGGTTGAGATTGTAAGAGAAGATGGAAGATACCGTCTGAAAGAAATCTATGTTAACCCTTCGTGGATTATCTCAATCTCCGAGGAGCCAGCAAGCAAACAGATTATGGAAGAAGCACAATCAATCGGTCTAGCACCACAAGCAAGATACTCTAGGATAACTGTGTCTTCTGGATACGGACCACCAAGAGACATAGTAGTTGTTGGTGACCCCAGTTCTTTGAATAGAAGATTTAGCACTAAAAAGGTTTTGAAAGGATGAAATATTTCAAGGTAGTGGCAAAGAAAGATTGTCCATATTGCATAAAGGCCAAACTATTATTGATGGAAAGAGACCAGCAGTTTGAGTTTTGTACGATTGATTGTAGTCCTGAATTATGGGAAGCGTACAAAGGCAATCACGACCACAAAACAGTTCCAATGATCTTTCTGAAAGATACAGGAACTAAATATGAAAGGTTGATTGGTGGTTTTGATGATCTTGTAAATTTCTTTAGGGAGAAGAAATGATTTTATTAATGATGTTAACAGCATTGGCTGGTGAGCCACCAGTAACTGTTGCCAAAAAAACCATCTCTGTTGAAGATGGACCACAAGAAATCTATATTGAGGAGGCGACAATTGTTGATAAGAGAGAAGTTCTAAACAATGAACACGTCAACTTTGTCATCAGTGGGGCAGCAGCGCAATATGCTGACAACTTTCTCAAGCATGACTATGAACCTATTGTGTTTGATAAAACCAGCAACATATATGCTGAGGATTGTGATTACGAAAAGAACAGTTATAAATGTTCTGTTGAAAATGAGCATTGGCTTGTCAAGACAAATGTGTATTTAGACAATGATGTCTTAGGCATTTCAATGAAAATTTATAATTACAACGGTATTCTAAAAGCATCTTCATCCACCAATGAACTTGTTAGGACAGAGTGTCGTAATCCACCGAGGAGACGGTTGCCACACCCCACTCAAGGGTCGGCTCCTTATGACCCTCCAGAGCAATGTAAGGAGGTTTATCCTAACCTACTATCTAAAAATGTGAGACAGTCTATCAAAATTTTGTTTAGTAACGTTCGTCCGTGAGTCCGATGACCACGGACTTTTTTCTTTTTCCGACCCTATTTAAAATAGGGGGACGGGGGAGTGACAAAAAAAATTCTATTCTTATTTCTAATTCTAACATTGGGAACATCATTTGGTTGGTGGCAAAATTATGACGAGTCTTATGTACCAGACATTTATGATTTTGCACCCACAGGTATGTTCAAGGCTGTAAAATCATCAGTTATAATAACTGTCCTCGATCAAGAAACTAACCCAATTAGTTCAGGTTCTGGTAACTATTTTAGACATAAGGGTCACTTGTTTATAATTACAGCAGCACACGTAGTTGACTCGGGAGAGTACATAGCAATTCAAGAACGAGGCCCTAACATTGAGTTTGCTAGAGTTTTATATATGGACTCTAGCAACGACATAGCAGTGCTTACAACTGAAAATCAACTAAAATATACCAAACCAATACATTATCACATTGATAATAAGTTAGAGTACGCGGAGCCTATTTGTTATGTAGGGGCACCAGCAGGAACAGCGTTCTATCCATCTCAAGGTTTAGCGGTTGAAAAAAGAGGAAACTTTATCTTAACAAATATATTCGCTTGGCCTGGATCAAGCGGATCAGTTGTATTTTCTGACGATGGAATAGTTGGGGTAGTCTCAAGTGTTATGATGAAACAAGATGTGTTTGGTGTTGATATAATTCCAAACATTGCTTTACTGTCAGACATAAATGTTATAGACATAAAAAATTTGGAGGGCTTATTGAAAGATGAACGAAAACGTCTTGAAAGAGGGAATGCTGATTAGTGATGGTGGAAGAATTGGGGTGATCGTAAAAGAGATAAAATCTGGAACGTGGTCAGAAGCCCCTTTGTTTAACTGGAGAACAAATTATGAAATTTATTTTTTTTCTACTGGAGACACTACAATTATCGGCGAAGAAACAATACACAGACTAATGGAGTTGGGGTCTTTCAAGATCCTAAACGACTAGTGCTGCCCTACTACCCTACTACTACCCTACTACCCCCCTACCTATCACATCACCCCTATCACAACCATAAGAACATACAAACGCGGAGGTGACTATAGCAAATGTTAGTCAAGAATATACCAGAGGGATCACTCATACTCGCACGTAAAGGCGAGACTGTGCATACCTGTGTTGTGGTTACTGACTATACAAGTATAATGGTAGATGCAACGTACTCATATTACTATGTGTGGTCTATGACCATAAACTCGTGCATACTCGTATACGCGAATGAGGTTATGACCGTGCTTGACGACAAGTGTAGGTATGAGGTGAAGATAGAGTACTCGGATCTAGGTGTGGCCGAGGGATACTCTATAAACCCTTTTCGTTGGATTCCAAGGATGTCAACAACACCAGAAGATTTTGACCACTGTGATGACGATGACTGTGATCTGGAATCTCTTTTTGAACTTTCTGGTGTTGATCTCGATGAGTAAAATTCTTATTGAGAATGATTATCAATAAGCACATTTAAACAAATTGTCAACAATTTTTTCTTAAAAACTAGATAAAGTATGAGAAAACCTCGATTTGATCCCGTTCGTTACAAATATGAAGTTGGAGACTTGATTGTTTGGAAAGATGTAATCGACCAACGAGGAGATGAAGTTGGGATTGTCATCGGCTTGTTTCCCGACACTGTAGAAGAGGAAGAGTTACCAATCTACGTGGTTATGATGCCATACGGCCAAGACATTATAACTGGCTGGGATGCTCAATTCGTTATGGAGCCTCACGATGTTTACCTTGAAAAGAAGAAAAAACTTGACAAATCAAAGAAAGATGTTATAATGAAGTATGGACAAAAAAAATGAAAGTTGGGGATTTAGTAATCCTTTGCACTAACGCATACGAACCTGAGTTTGTTGATGATTGGGGTATTGGGATTGTTATGTCTCACTCGAAAGAGTTCCACACAGCAGATGTTTTTTGGTTCAAACGGAGTACCTACAGAGTATTCATTGATCGTGTACTGGAGATAATATGAAACTAGAGATCGGTGACCTTGTTGAATACAAGATACTGCTTGGTTACGATGGCACTGGGTCTGTCTGGTCTTGGCGCGAGGGTATAGGCCACATCACAGGTGCGATATATCTGGATGATGGAGAGATGTTTTACGAAGTCACAAGCGCAGATGGTGAACTACACGAAGCATTAGAAGAGGAACTAAAAAAACTTTGACAAAATACTTGACAAACACTACTGCCGTGATACATTACTTACACAAATGAATAAAGGAGAGTATTGTGCAAGTAGGAGACTTGGTAAGAATAAAGAACAGTTGGCACCTAAAAGGCCAAATGGGTATTGTAACAAAGTATGTCAAGAAAAAATCATTACCTGATACCGTACAGGTGTACATACCTAACCCACCACCAGAACAACCAAGCAACTGGGCTTGGCTACAATACTATAATGTGGAGTTACTGTGCAAATAGGCTCCTTAGTGCGACACAAGGATAGTGGTTCAATCGGTATAGTGGTTTATATTTCTCCTGTGCCCGAAGCCATTCATCACATTGAAGTATGGATATGTGATGACAACAGCACTAGATGGTGGTCGCACGAGTTTTGCGAGGTAATATGCAAGTAGGTGATTTGGTATTGATAACGTCAAATGATAAGCAACTAAAAATGGTGGGGGTCTACATAGGTAAGCCATACCACTGCCAGTTTTCATACAAACTAATGTACGAGGGCGGTAAGGTCGCAGACTTTGACATAAGATTTTGGAAAATAGAAGTTTTGTCTTGACAAATCTTTCAAACGTGTTACATTATAAATGACATATAAACAAAGGAGATAAAATGTCAACATTCATTCAACTAACACCATTCGATAACATTGGCTTGGTCGCTCACTCTGACGAAACAATAAAAGAGTTTGCCACGATCACTATCAACCGCGACCATATTGTTGCAATACGAAAGCCAAGGAGACGTAGTAATAACTCCCTAAGATGTGATGGACTTACTTACACTCCGACCATTATAACATTGGTCACAGGCGACGTAGTCAAGGTCTGCGAGTCTTATGAATATGTGCGTGGTTTTGACAGTGCAGGACTATATCCTTACGTTCAAGGCGTTCGCACTGACCAATGGGGTAATGCGATTGTTGAAGAGCAAGGATAAAAAACTTGCCCACACCCCTTGACAAATGTTAGGGGGTGTGTTACCTTATAAACAACCACGGAGGAAACATGGCCTCATACTATCAATACGAAAACGCAACACCTTACAGATTTGACCACGGGCTGGTGCCCCAAACAGGCGATCTTGTAATCGTAAAGACTACTGTGATGAGTTCTATTTATCTTGACGACGGCCTCCCGATGTTTGTGGTCGGGTATATTGTGGAAGCACCTGATAACTGTCGCGATAATGATGTGGTCGTTCTGGTCAATGGCGAGACACGCGACATACATTACAGTTGGCTAAGAAAAGTTTCCTAAAATACTTGACAGACTTTTTTATTGTGTTATAATAATAATGAACCCTAACACTGGAGGTCATTGTGGCCCGTTTCAAGGATTGTACCCACTGTGGTGATAGATTTAGATTAGATAGCCAGCGCAAAAAGCGTGTTGGTGGCAAGATAAACGAGTGCCCTGACTGCGTTGAAGAGTTACAGACTGAGACTGCCCCCGTGATACGGGGCTTTGTATCAGGTTCTGCCAAACAAGCAGCCATTTCTTTTGTCAGGTTTGACAACGAGAAAGACGCTATCCGTTATGGCAAAGCGTGGAGAGCCAACTCAGGATGGAACAACCAACGGTCTGGTGGATTGAATGACGTAAGATTCACTCACGCTGGTGCAAATGCAACAGAAGAACCAAAAAAGAAAGGAGCATAGTATGTCCAGTCTTACACAGTTTGAAAAAGTTGAGAAAGAAGTTGAGAGAATGGCTGAAAGACTTACCCTCACACAACTACTAGTTAGTAGTATGGAACTTATTAAAGATTTGCCAGAAGATGAACGTGATGCTGCTTGGCAGTCAGTGTTTCTCTTGATTGAGGGCGCACGTCTAAATGGGGTTCTCGTAGCGGAGGGCTGATGTGGAGTTTGAGATAGGAGACTTAGTTATTGATCCCGATTTGGGCATCGGTTTAGTTACCGAGGTCATGGTGGATGATAATGAGATTGACGGTCTTATCTATCTCGTTTTCTACGCAAAAGTAGACGAACACGTTTTAGAGTATGCCTACGAACTGATACCCTATTGCCCAGGGTACAGAGACTAACACAGGAGGAACAATGGCAAATCTAGCATTCAGCAAAAAAGAACCTTGGGATGAAGTGCATCGTGCAATGACGACACACATACTTGACCAGACCGATGGTGCGTTTGAGATAAGAAACAAGAACGGTGCGCTCTGTGTTTATGCAGAGGGTTCTGATACACTACCAGAGGGGCCTGCGGGCTATAGGAAGATCGTACCATCTTCATACAAGGATGGTGCTGACTTACCAGTTAGGTTTATGGGGTGGCGATGTGTTTATTACAACGTGCCATACGGACTGTTAGACATAATGTTCAGAGAAAAGAAAAAATAGTTTATCTTTTTTCTTGACAAATCTTATAACCGTGATACATTGAATATGTAACCAACAACCGCACAGCCTTGGAGGTACAGTGCAAGTATATGATAATAAGGGAAGTCGCGGTCCAAACTCTTGTGGCTATTGTCGAGAGTCTGGACATAATATAACACAATGCCCTCACGTCGCTGGTGACTACGCATCGTGGATAAGAATGGAAGTTCCTTTGAAAGATCCTGGCAACTGGGTACATAACCGTAGAATGCGTTATGGTAGAGGTCACTGGTTCAAGAACCCTAGGTATTGGGGCGAGTGGTATCAAATGGCTATGAACGCACACGCCAAGCAGGAAGCATCAAAGAAAAAAGCAAAAACTCCTCGTAGGCAACGTGGTCCTAGGAAATGTGGTTTTTGTGGTGGAGCAGGTCATACCCGTAGGCACTGTGCAGAAATGTTAGCATTTCGTCAAAAAGCAAAGAGAGCAAATCAGGCTATCCGTCGTCACGTTTATGACCTACTGGTCACTGAACACGGACTAGATGTCGGTGCTTTGATTGAACCTATGCAAAGAAGATATGATTATAACACTAGACAATATGATAATGTCTCCTTGGGTGTCTGTACAGTTACTTCGATAAACTGGGATAAAATCAGTGTTACTTCGGACATAAATAACTCTCTCGCAGGGGGTCTGCCTCGTTTAGACTGGGAACTTCAGACACCAATAACCATCGAATGGATTACACCAGATGGTAATAAAGGTCATAGCCAGATCGACATAGGAAAGCCCATCGTTGGTAATCCTGACGAAAATCAGTGGGGTAGTAGAACATTTTTCAACAGAGTAATCTCTCCATCCCCCACACCCCTAGACGAGGAATGGGTAGAGAACGCACGGCAGGATGCCTTTGACTGGTTATCTAAGAAGCGTAATCTTGAATGGCTGACAAACAAAAACATAGTTGCATTAGTGGACCTATGGTCTGCACGATATGAAGATGTGGAGGAAAAATGAAAGACATTGTGGGAAAACTATACCGACATAGGTATTACACCGAAGAATACTGGGTAGTCACAGAAAAGTTTGTGTCTGCTGGAACAGGCAGACGGTCTTTGAAACTAAAACTAACCAGTCCTAGCAACAGACTAGGCAACGCAGCGACAGGGATTACTCACATATATGAGGACACCTTACACAAAGATTATGAAGAAATCTAAACTTTTTTCTTGACAAATCCTACTACCGTGATACATTACAAACAACAACGGAGGGAACAATGCAAGTAGGAGATGTAGTCTGCCTACCCTGCAAGCGAGAGATTGGTCTAGTTATGCAGATTGGCAATGGAACAGATGACGATATGATTTACGTTCATTGGACAGGCGGTCAGTTCGCTGGTGAAACAGAGTGGTGGGTTGCTGCTTTACTGGAGGTAGTGTGAAAGTAGGTGATTTAGTTGCACACCGCGACCCACACATTTACATTGACGATCCGAAAGGCGAGCGTTCTCTGGGTATGGTTGTGGAAATCAGTAGGATAACAAAGTCAGTGAAAGTGTATTGGCCCCGATGGTTTGGGTTTCAATACTTCTACGATGCTGAGGATTTGAGAAAAATATAAAAAACTTTATCTTTTTTCTTGACAAATCCTGCTACCGTGATACATTATGAATGTAACCAACAACAACGGAGACAAAATGCAAGTAGGTGATTTGGTAAAACATAAGAATGGAATAAAAAACATTGGATTGATTGTAGATTACCTAAGTGACCACGGGTTATACAAAGTCAGGTGGCTTGTGTCTAGCATTCATTATTACGAAAATAGCACAGGTATTTGTCCAGCCAAAAACTTGGAGGCAATATGAAAGTAGGCGATTTGGTAAGTTATATTCCATACGGTCACGACAATAGCGATGGTAGTGTCGGTATTATCCTAAGCATTTCTGACGGATACTATGATGTTTATTGGTCTGACATTGGTGTGATTGGTCTGGTCTATAGCGAGTTGGAGTTAGTATGCGAGTAGGCGACCTAGTGATGCACTGCGAGGATAGAAAGTTTGGTGTCATCACAAGACTAGCAAAAGACAACTACCCTTTTTATGTGGTCGAGTTTGTTGATGGTGGTATGTGCTTGTGCTCTCCACAATCTTTGATAAAAGTTTCCTAAAATACTTGACAAATCTTTCAGACGTGATACATTACTAGTACCCCCCGAACATAGGAGATACGATGGGTAAGAAAAAGAAAATCAAAAACCCCTACAACCTCACACTAACCGAAGCAGTGCAAATCGCTGAGGGCGAGGTAGAAGTTGAAGAGAACAAATATATTGCAACGTGGCAGTGGCTTATTGATACTGACCATGCTTGGAACCTACAGGGTTTCTATGGCCGAGCAGCAGCAAGTATGATACAGAATGGCCTTTGTACAATGCCCAACCAACCAGACAACGGAGATAATGATGGAAGCAAATAATGAGATCAACATTAGCATTAGCGTTAGCGATGACTTGCTAAAGAAAGTTATGGGTATGATGGTTACCCTCAATCAGCCAGCCCCGATGGGGATACCAGCAGCGATGCTTGGAGCCTTGGCAGGCCCACCACCATCAAAAAAACCGAACAAAGAAGATAGAACACCCATAGGGTTTGGTCGCCCTGATAACAACGAGGAGAATGCAAATGACTAGCAAACTAAAACCATATAGAGCAACCACCGATGAAGCCATCGACATACTCAATCACATTTATGATCGCTGCCCTGATAACTTTTCTTACAGTGTCGCACTATACGACAACTATGAGATAAAGTGTAATAGAACCAACGACACAATCGTGTTGGCGATGTGGTCTTTTCGTGATCCCGATAGCGTATTACTCGCATTCCATAAAGATTTTGTGTAAAAACTTCATCTTTTTTCTTGACAAATCTCAGCAGTGTGATACATTACAAACATAACCGACAAACAGCGGAGGTCAAATGACTATCACAATCGAACAAATCACAAAAACTGCTGACATTTGCGAGGGCCTTGGTAAAGCGAGTAAGGCGCACGTTTTACGAAGCATCGCTGACCAGTATGTTGAGAAAGGACAAATCAGTTCTCGGCAGATTGAATGGTGTCAGGAGCAGATCACAGCATTTCCTGCTGAAATGTACGAGGAACAGATAAGAAAGCGTAACGAATGGCAAGCACTATGGGATGCTAAAGATGAGCAGTTCCTCAAATGGATTGACTTCTTGACCCTGTTCTATGTGTCTAGCCGTGTTGTTCCTAATCACGGTCACGTTCAATGGTATAAACATTGTGCTAAAGAGTTACGTAGGACACTGGGCTTGTATTATGATGGCCTTGATCCTGATCTTACTATGTCTCGACTTGAGAGATTGGAGGGTAGCAAACTGCGTGATAAACTGTGGGCCTGCTTCAACTCTACCCCCCTGTATGCGGTAGGTGACCTAGTGTCCATACGAGGAACCGCTCCCACGTTCTCGTCTTGGCGCATCATCAGTTACAGTCACGATGAGTTTCGTAACGGTCTGCACGGCTATCAGGACCGTAAGGTTGCGAAGCCTTACAAGACAGCCCTAGTTGCCGAGGTTCTAAACGCTACGTTTGCCTGCCGTCAGATGCACAAATCAAAGGGTAGCACCCGTCTGTACAAGATTGTGGCATTTAGCGGAGGTCAATCCGATGAGACTTGGGTCTGTGAAAGCGACATAAAACTGGTAAAATAACGGAGACACAATGCAAGTAGGCGACTTAGTAACACTATCATCAGCAGGTAAAAAAAATCAAGGAAACGTAGCAGTCATTGGTTTACTGGGAGTTATTACCAAAATCAAGGAGCATACCTACCCTTATGAAATCCGCTGGTGGAACGCTCCAAGGGGAGACTGCCCTAACGGATTGCTTTCTATGAAGCGATACGAGATAAAAAAAGTTTGAGAAAATACTTGACAAACTCTACTACCGTGATACACTACCTATGTAACCCAAGCAAGGAGACACAATGCAAGTTGGAGACTTAGTTAGATACCAGCACAAATACCCAGATGGTATGGAGGTAGACTGGATTGGAATAGTGATTGACTGTGAGATTGACAGCATTGGGAGGATTGTTCCTCATGTTCAATGGAACAACGGGATGAGACAATGGAGATACGATATGAGGGAGTTGGAGGTAGTATGCAAGTAGGAGACTTAGTTAGACACGACCAAGGACACATCGGCATCATTACCTGTATAGACCCCGAACAGATAGGCGACGACGATGAAGTGGAAGTCCTTTGGAATGATGGGGATATATGCAATATGTCTGTGTGGGATTTGGAGGTGATATGCAAGTAGGTTCATTAGTAAAGTTCAACGAGGAGCGTTTACCCTACGTTCTCGGCCCCAGCAACGCAAAGCATTACAAGGGCAAGATAGGTATTATCATTGAAGCCAAGGACGACCACAAAGAACCGACCTCCAGCACACTGTTCAAGATACACATAGATGGAGAGAGCCTTGAATGGTTCGTATGGCACGAGCTGGAGGTGGTATGCAAATAGGAAAAACTTTATCTTTTTTCTTGACAACTCCTACTCCACAGGTTACATTACTAACATCACAACGAACCGAGAGGTCAATATGAAAAACATTGAGATTGGCGATTTAGTCAGAATAGTAAGTGAATGGAGAGGACACAACCCTTGGATGAAGTTTCCCGATGAACAGCCCATTATTGGCTTGATTACAGGTATTTCACACAACATCACTGCTTATAGGGTATTGACCGAGGGCAGGGAAATCTTGCTACCGCCAACGAGAGTGGAGGCATTATGCAAGTAGGAGATTTAGTTATTGATCGCTCAATCAGCAAAAGAAGAATGGCGATTATCCTTGCTAAGGATTATGTTACAACCATTGGAACTCCATTCGATTGGCTGATCTTTTATATTGATACTGGCCAGCGATGGGGAGCTGATAATCGTGACTTGGAGGTAGTATGCAAATAGGAGATTTAGTGAGAACCATTCCTCTCTCACACCAACACCATCTACCCCCCAGAATGGGCATTCTTTTAGAGGTTGATGTAGGGCATTATCCAGTAATGGTGCTTTGGTTTGATGGTACAAAGAGGACTGTCGCATGGAACAGGTTGGAGGTAGCATGCAAGTAGGAGATTTAGTAATGCTACCGTCCTCGCTCGGATACATTAGAGACAGACCAAATCTAAAGCTCATCGGTGTCGTGGTAAGAAAATGGAATAGAGAGGTTACCTACAATAAGGGTATCCGTATCCAAGAGTATGTCAACGTGCAGTGGGCTAACGGTAACGAATGTGACTACAGACCCGAATGGCTGGAGGTATTATGCAAGTAGGAGATTTAGTAACACTATCAGCAGCAGGCAAAAAGAACAAAGGCAACGATCTAGTTGTGGGAAAGGTAGGGGTTATTATTGAAATCAGCGAACCGTCACAAGCGAAATACCCAATCAATGTTCGCTGGTTCAATGCCTTGGGTTTGCGCCATACTCGCGATACACTCAGGGTGAAACGATACGAGATAAAAAAAGTTTGAGAAAAAACTTGACAAACATTCAAAACGTGATACATTATTATTGTCAGCAACACAGGAGGACACAATGAGAAGATCAACAAACAAACAAGTAGTGAAAGCGTTCCTAGATGGTCGTAATGCCCAAGCAGGAAGCCTTTCATCCGTTCATTTACCTGCTACTGCACAGGAACCCCCCCGTGGGTATCTGCGCTCGTATAACCAAGTTATCGCAAGATACGAGGAGGGAGCTGGATTTATTGTCTTTGACTTTACTTCGGCTGGTGAGTATATCTCGCAAACAACGTCATCACACGTTGGCCTTATCAAGCGAGAGCTACCAAACAAGTGTGTGATGCACCCACAACAAGCTAGACTGGGCGGTCTACTAGGAGGTCGATGATGCCTAAGAAACGTAAAATCAAAAATCCTTACAAGCTAACCCTGCTCGAAGCCGTACAGATAGCCGAGGGCGAGGTAGAAGTAGAAGAGGATAAGTTCATAGCAACTTGGCAATGGCTGATAGATACAGGCCATGCTTGGAGACTGCAAGGTTTCTATGGTCGCGCTGCTGCCAGCTATATTCAAAACGGGCTATGCACAATGCCCAGTGACACACAAGACGGAGAAAACAATGGAACCAAATAACGAGATCAGCATCACCATCAATGTGAGCGATGACCTGCTAAAGCGCGTAATGGGTTTGTATGCAACCATCAACCAGCCCCAGCAGATGGGCATTCCTGCTGCATTGCTTGGAGCCTTAGCAGGGCCACCACCAAAAGCATCAGCCGAAAACAAAGATTCAAAGCCTGCTATCGGCTTTGGTCGAGAAAAAGTTGAAAAAAATACTTGACAAATCAAACAAACGTGATACATTATATATGTGACCAGCGAAGATAGTGAGACAACAAAAAAGTTTATCTTTTTACTTGACAATCTGTTTCAAACTAGTTACATTATAGATACAGTACAAAACTGTTTTACTTTCAACCCTAAACCGAGAGGTTATTTATGTCAATCGATTTCAAAACTATGCTTACCGTCCTGCCCCACGTCACTGATGCGAGGTTTCCTGTTCTCATTCGTGGCCGTCACGGTATCGGTAAGTCAAGTATTGTCTATCAGTTCGCTGTCGAGAATGGTCTGCCTGTTGTCGAGCGTAGAGCTTCACAGATGACTGAGGGTGACTTGCTTGGTCTGCCTAAAGTTGAGGGCGAGGTCACTACTTGGCTTCCCCCTGAGTGGCTGCACACCGCTTGTAACGAGCCTGTGGTTCTCTTCCTTGATGAAGTAGACCGTGCCACTATGGAGGTACGTCAAGGTATCTTCGAGCTTTGCGATAGCCGTAAGATTGCTGGCCAGTCACTACACCCCGATACCCTTATCTTCGCTGCCGTCAATGGTGGTGAACATGGTGCTCAGTATCAGGTTGGTGAAATGGACCCTGCCGAGCTTGACCGCTATACTGTGTTCGACGTACAGCCTACTGTAGATGACTGGCTCACTTGGGCCGATGGTCGTGTGTCTCAAGTTGTCTGGGATTTTATCAACAACAATCACCAGCATCTCGAACACAATGATGACTACGAGCCTAACAAGGTCTACCCATCTCGACGTTCTTGGGAGCGTTTGGACAATGCTATCAAGGGTCTTGGTCCTAAAGTGACCAGCAGCCCAGTGTTGTATCACCTTGCCAGCTCCTTCATCGGCTTCGAGGGCGCAGTAGCTTTCAATGACTTCGTTTCTAACTATAAGTCTGTGGTCACCCCTGAAGATATCATCGATGATGGCCGACAAGAGCTTGTCGCTGACTTCAAAATCAATGACCATAACGCTCTTATCGAGAGTATGAAGCAGCAAAAGTGTTTCGACATCGAGCTGGACGAGAACCAACGCTCTAACATTGCTGAGTATCTCGTAAATCTCCCATCCGAACTTGGGATGAACCTTTGGACTGTTATCACACAGTCAGCCGAAGCATTCAAGAATGCTGCTGCTATCCACAAGTGTGAGACTGCATCTGGAAAGACTGTCCGTGAGTATATGATGGAAACACTGCAAGCAAAGCAGTAAACTCCCATCGTCACGGGCTTCCAAAAAAAGTTCAAAAAAAGTTCGTGCCGACCCTTGACAAATCGTTGGGGGTCGGTTATATTACTATTGTAATCAACACTCAAACATCGGAGGTTCTATGACTGAACCATTTGATCTCAACAAACTGACTTGGCGTTTACTTCAAAACGAGCCGTTCTTTGCTGCCTTGTCTCGACGTATTCACAAAGTATCTTCTACTGCCGTACCCACCGCAGGTGTTACGATAGACAAAGAGACTGCACAGTTCATCATGCTGTACAATCCGAGCTTCTTTGAGGATCTCACTGACATAGAGAGACTTGGTGTTCTGAAGCACGAGTTTTACCATCTTATCTTCCAGCACGTTACTGGACGGCTACCACCAGAGGGTATGTCTAAAATGTGGAACGTGGCCACTGACCTTGCTATCAACAGCTTCATTGCTGACGAGCTACCAGAGGGTGGGTGTATCCCAGGTAAGGGGCCTTTCGAGGATTATCCCCTTGAACAATCGGCTGAGTGGTACTTCTCAAAGCTCCAGAATGACGATCAGTTCAAGCCTGACGACGGTGACGGTGAAGGTCAAGGTCAAGGCGGTGGTGACCCTGATGGTGACGGAGACGGACAGTCACAAGGCGGTTCTGGTGGCGGTCTACCTGATAGTCTGGATGACCACTCAGGCTGGGGTGAGGTTGACCAAGAGACACGCGCTATGGCCGAGGAACGGCTCAAGGATGCAGTCCGTAAGGCCACACAGGAAGTCAATCAAGGCGGTCGTGGCTGGGGTAGTATCTCGGCTCAGTGCCGTAAGAAAATCCAAGATATGGTCACCCCTCGCGTAAACTGGCGGTCTGTGCTTCGTTACTTCATCAAAACATCGCAGCGTGCGAACAAGCGGTCAACACCAAGACGTATCAACAAGCGGTTTCCGTATATTCACTCAGGAAAGCGTGTCAATCGTCAGGCCAAGATTGCTATCAGCATCGACCAATCGGGATCAGTTTCGGATGCGATGCTTGCAGCTTTCTTTACTGAACTTGACGGTCTTGCGAAGTTAGCGGAGTTTACTGTGGTTCCGTTCGACACTGAAGTAGCCGAGGATGAAGTATACGTCTGGAAGCGTGGGCAACGTAGAACTTGGGAGCGAGTATCTTGTGGCGGTACAGACTTCAATGCCCCGACAAAATGGGTCAATGAGCGACAGTTCGACGGTCATATCGTGCTCACCGACATGGAAGCTCCTAA